ATGCTCACTCTCAACCAATTTCTCGAGAATACCGCGTAGGACGACTTCAAAGAATTGTTTTGTGATGTGTTTGTCGCAACGAGAGAGATCAAAACCAAAACCCATACCTTTCTTACCTGCAAAGCATTCCATTTGTTGTGCGTAGGTATGCCATTCAGCTGCAGAATTAACTCCGATTTTGTAGGGCATTGTTAGATGGTATTTTGTCAGGATTGAGGCAAATCTCAAGGTCATAGTTCGAACAAACATCGAAAGAGATTTTGGACATGATGTAAAAACTCGTTGTTTGTAAGCTTTCTCGCTAAGACGAAGTTCTTGTTTGAGGTTGTCTTGCATAATGTCTATCTCTTTAATTCCGTTATAGGATCCTACAACATGGCGTATGTATTTTTCAACAACGAAACGAGCTTCTAGCGTGTTCTTAAAAGTAGCTTTACCATCTTCGTGATTTACTAGATCTCCCATAGTGTGGATGTGAGGAAATCTTGTTCGGAACTCATAACCTACTGATCCATTCCAGTTGAGAGGGTTTGCATGGTAACAAAGAGGATCATCTCGATCTTGAAAACCGTTTAGCACCTGATCAAGACTTGCAATATGCCCAGCGCGATTATTATCAAAAGCATTTTTGTTTTGAGCATAGAAACCAGCGACAAAGTCCTTAGCGTCGCTGATAGGGAAGTCCTTAACCAAATCATTGTACTGTTCGATTTGTCCGATATAAAAATCTGGTTTTCCACTCGCATCGACACCTAATTTTTCGATTTCTTCTGGTGTACATTCAGATAGTGAGACTTTAGCTGGGCATTTCATATTAGGACAAATTTCGGCAAGGTAGTTGGCAAGATCTGACGGTTCAGCGTAGGGTTTATTTGGTGACTGTATAACCCTGGGAGATTTTCCGATTAAAGTAAGATGTTTAGAGCCGTCGAAAGATGGCTTATCGTATCTAAGAAGTGAGCCTTGTTGTTTAGCTCCGAGATTTTGAGAAATCCATTCTTTATTTAATCTGTAACCAATGGCTGACGCACCTTGCAAAGCAATGTGGATAGCGAAAATCTTGGGATCTTGACCGGAAATATCAATGTAAGGACGTCCACAATCACCGTTAGCTGTTAAAGGTTGATTAGGCAGGCAAGTTAGTAAACCTGCATAGACATTGTTTCGTTCCCAAGAGGAAGGACTATCAGCCATTAGGATATCACGAAGGGGTCGCTTGACATTAACAAAGAGTGTAGGTTCTTGAGCCAATCCGATTATAGCTGTGGTACAAGGAAGATCGGACGGAGAATCATCAGAGATGTATTTCATGAGTGAGCGATGACCATGAGAACCTTTAACGTAGAGTAGACAAACGTCATGATCTTCATCAATTGAACAGGAGAAAGGTTTGTAGATTTTTGTTTCTCCATTGATGTCTTCCTCGATGGTGATGTCTTCTAATTCTATGTTCTCCAGAATATGACCAGGTGTTAAAATGATACCTTCTGAGATAAAGAAACCATTAAGACCTCCTATTGGACCGCGCACTCGGACAGCATTCTTTCTTATATTAGTAATTACGTTGTCCAAAGGTGTTGTTTTACGGTACGAGAAATCGATAGATTGTTGTTTAGCTGGTGTAGTTATAATTTCAAAATAGCGACGTGGAGCGGCTGAAAATTCGCGAATACCAGAAATTTTACCTTCTGGTTTAACACGGAGTTCGTTAATCGTGATGGGCATGAGCATTCCATTGTCTAAGTTAACTAATCGGTTCGTATTGATCTTTCTGTCGATTATGGTGGAGATATATTCGACATTGCCTTCAAGAATTTCGTTCATATCGGAAGCTGTTACTCCAATATAGGCATTAGACACTTTACCGCGAGAGAGAACAACAA